AAGTGTGTTCGTGGCGACCCCGGTGACAATGTGTTCTCAGCATATCCTGGAGCACCTATCAAAGGCAGCAAGAACCGTGTGGGGTTAACTGAAGCGTTTGCTGACAGAGACAAAAAAGGATATTCTTGGAACAATCTCATGTTGCAACGTTGGACCGATCACGAAGAAAAAGAACACAAAGTATTAGACGACTATGAACGCAATCGCGAGCTAATTGATCTTACTGCCCAACCACAGGCCATTAAAGATGTTGTAGATTCTGCAATTCGTGAACAAGTCAGTCACAAAGACGTAGGTATGGTCGGTGCCCATTTCTTAAAATTCTGTGGCAAGTTTGATCTAGTCAAACTCAGCGATCAATCAGATTCGATTGGACGTTGGCTGAATAAAACATACGAAGGAGTATTAAAATGATAATAGCTAAACCTGTAGTACCTGATCAGTATTGGATACTCAAAAAAGACGATCACAAAATTGGTAACATCCAAGCAGGTCCAGATGGATATACTGTTAAGATCTTGGATCAAATAGGAAGTTTCAAAACTATTCCTATGTTACGAGATATTGCCAACATTAAGTTCGAAGCAGAAGAAACAATTACTCCTGCAAAAGAAGACCAGGTACACGGATACGTAACCGGATGCAAGACATTCAATGGTATGTGGAATGTGCAACTAAAATTGCCGTTGTTTACTAAAGAAGAAAAGTCAAAGTCTTGGTATGCCGCCGGCTGGTACGCAGTCAAGCAACATCGTGCATGGAAACTAGTACGTAACCCTAAACTCATTGCCTTGGAACGTTACAAATACCAAGGTCCATTTTACACAAAGGAAGAAGCAAATGAATCCATTTCTTGATCAACAAATATTCATGTTAGCGTGTGGACAAACCACAGGCATCGAAAATGTAGAACAATATAAACTGTACTACAATCTCATTAAAGAAGAAGTACAAGAGCTAGAAGATTCTGCAACTAGAGTAGACGACGTTGATGCGTTAATCGATATTCTTGTTGTGACTATCGGTGCATTACATTCCATTGGCGTCGATGCTGAAGGTGCATGGAAAGAAGTTGTTCGTAGCAATATGGCAAAAATTGATCCAGAAACTGGTATGGTTAAGAAACGCGAAGACGGCAAAGTTCTCAAACCAGACAGTTGGACACCGCCTGAATTAGAACAATTCTTGAGATGAGCTTACACATAAATCGTTTTATAGATAACATCAAGGCTACTGAATCACGAGGTGGCCGAGATGTTATTTTAAGTCTCAGAGATGCTAAAGACTTGCACGGTGATATCACCAAGTTGTTGTTGACATTGGAGCAATTACGCACTCAACAAACTCAACAAAATGAGCCAATTGAGGTTGTGATCACCGGAGGTGGATTCAAAAGTGCTTAGTTTATGGGATAAATAAGCATGGAGTATATCTATGTCTAGACCTAAACCACAAGTGCTTATTGAGCACACTGATAAGCAAACCTACAAAACTGAGCAGGTGTTAGCCAGCGAGGGTGTATGGGCGGTTTTCTATGACAACAAGCCTATTAACCTTAAAACCTCGAATATGCTCACGCAATATCCTGGACCAAAGTACAAAAAAGTATCTTTTTCTAATCCAGGACATGCCAAGAACTTGGCCAAAAAACTCAACACACAATTTAAAACAGACAAGTTTACTGTAGTGTTGTTGACACAAGGGGCTCAAGTGTACCCCGATGCTCGATAAACGCAAGCTCACTGCGACACTGTTGACACAACTACCCGAGGATCCTAGTTACGAGTATTTGGATCTTGAATCAGCGATGGATTGGTGGCAAAATCCCGAAGGCGGGTTACGATTAACTGATCGCGGTTATGAGATTTTTAAGAAATTAAAAATCGAATCTTACAAGTTTGACGTGGCGGCCAGTTTACCAGTGGTGCCGCATCATCTTCTAACATTGGATAGAAAACTCACTTGTCCTTACTACTTAAAAATAGGAAAGAATCCAAAGATTATTTTCTTCGGGAGTAAGGAAGCAATGATGTTTGCTTTATATGGTGACGTTCAGAAATTTATCAACAGCCTTGCGTAGTCGTTGACGCATTAATTCTGGATACTGGTCCAGTAAGAATTCTCTCTGTTTATCTAGTCTAGCTCGATAAGGTGTTAGATCAATCTTGCCCAAGATAAGATCTTTGTTCAACAACAAAGCCTGTTCAGCTCGGACATCATTAGGCATTGTGTCATAACTTGTATCAACTAGATCTGTAAACATATCAAATCCTAGTTCTTCACAGTCTCTCACAATCTCTGGTTGGCCTATCACAATAGGAATCTGCCCGGCCGCAAATGCCAAGAATGCTTTTTCTGATACCACGCCCGGACGTGCATCGTACTGTGTTTCGGTCACAATGTTTACTGCACACTTGGCATAAACATCAGCAAGACGTATAAAGTTTTCATCGTTTTCTGTGCCGCGGTAGGTTGAATAATCCCACTTGGTCAAGTTAGTTTCGCCACCATAGCTGTATATCCCATCTGGCCAATCACGCAAGACGTTTACTACACGAAGTCGATGTGGACAGGTACGACCATTTAAACACTGCCATGCTAAAGTTCTTGGTTGGTCAAATGCAGGCAACCATTCTTGCCGTCTTGCGGCAACTGCCATAGCTGTCCAATAGTTGTGATTACTAAACTCGATTAAATTTATAGGTCCATGATATACTTCTTCTAGTCCGTGGCTAAAATATATCACAACAACTTGATTGGAATGCTCACCGTACTTTTGCTCAATTTGTTTAAGCTCAAGCAAATCTGGGTGTACAAAATCTTGGAAATGCAATAACACTAATGTGTCTGAATTGAATTTTACATCTGGCAATCTTAGTGGCCAACCGGTATCATAGTCAAAAGGCGGTTGGAAACAATTCCAAACTTCGATAACTTTTTTCTTCCCAAATGCCTTGATGATTAATTCTGTGTAGTCCATGATCTATTTACTAAGTAGATGCATGTACTGGAATAATCCCTTAATCGAAATACGCTGGCCCGGAACCCCTGATCCAATTGTGGCCAGTATGCACAATGGCACCCATAGATTGTTTTACAATCAATACGCTAACTTTGACAATATTTCTACCAACCAACGCCTTGCTGATTTGTGTGCCTGGGCAAGGGAATGGATGCTAAGAGGCCTGTCGACATTCTGCAATGATCCGAGAAACGCATACGACATTGCTAACTTGGTTAAACTCAATATATGGATTGATGATATACGAAAACAAGGCATTGTTAAACCCTGGTTGATACAGGACCAGGGCGACGGAACATTCCTAGCCGGCACAGGCGATTCAAGATTGAGATGTTTAGAGCGTATTCCAGAAATTAAAACTGTGCCTGCATTTATAAGCACCCATCGAGATCGTGCTCACTTGTACGAACAGTTCGAAAGTGTAGACACATTTGATAGATTTGCTGAACTATGTGGAGCTGTGCCCAATCAAAACTATTTGTTTAGATTAACTGATCCTGAGGCACCTTATGGCCTATACTGGTATGAGTACGACAGCGAGCGTACAAGGATTGTAACGCCTGGAGAAGTTGCTTGTGTTAGAGCTTTTCACTACTATGCTTTAAACAATCCCAGTGTAATCATAACTCCTGAATGGTTTGACACACTGGTTGATTGGCGTCATTACACGCTGTATGTCCAGTAATTGATTTGCATGGCTCTACGCACAACATCAAAATGCGTGTGCGGATAGCTGTGCCAAGTTTCTTCACTAGGTACAAAGAAGAAACATCGATTATCTCGAGATTCAACTCTAATACCATCACTTAACATTGTACCTGGCCATAACTTTGCATGGTCAGTATACACCAAAGCGGTAAGACGCTTTTCTAGCAAGTCGTGATGTTCTTCCAAATAAAAATCACCAACGTCGGATATCACTTCTACACGAGGGTGTAGGTTGGTATAATCCATCCCAGTGTGTTCTTCAAAATATTTTTTCATCTCACCATCATGCAAACTAAGCCAAAGAGCATGCAGGTGAGGGTACTGTTCTGCTACTGAATCATCAACAAAAAATCTACCACCACCTACTCGCCGACCTTCAGTCTGTTGTGTTCGTTCGTGTGGGACACTTTTTAATTCAGCGAGACATTCCGGAGTTAAAAAATCATCCACTATGTAATGTGGCCATGGATTAGTTTGATAAATCGTGTTCATAAAATGTCTTTTGTGCTATCTGTTTCCAGTCGAGATGCCGGTTACCCGTTGGTTCAATTTCTATTCCCAAATAAGGCAATGCATCGTTTGCGTGTCCTGCAAAACCTTGCTTGGGCAATACAC